CGATAAGGATGAGCTTATAGACTTTATGATTGAGCAGTCTGAAAAGTACAGCTCATCCGAACTGAGACAGAGAGCTATCGAGTTGCTGGGCGCAAAAGAATATCTGCGTCGTAAGCTGGAGCGCGGCTACAACCTTTGGGAGCTTGACCGTCAGCTTCTCGTCGAACTATTGTCAAACATAATCTAACAGACTACAACCATGGCAACAATCGCTCTCAATTCCATTATGGTATCAACTCGCTTGTATGAGCGCGAATATGGCAAGCAGCCCAAAGGACGCGGCTCATGGGCATTCTCAATCGGCGACACGAAAGGCTACGATGATGTCAGCAAGGCTTTCTTCACCAACTCAATGACCTACCGCGAGGCCGTAAAGGTCGCAAAGCTGGAAGCTCAGAGACGCAACACGACAATAATCTACACACTACCGTAAATATTAACCACTTAAACGCATTTCAGATATGGCACAGAAAATTGATTTTGAAACCAGCTACACAGAGCAGCAGCTGGAGTTATTGAACAAGATGGAGGCTGTTTGTAACAAGGCCAAAGAGCTTGAAGAGAACAGCCACGGCTACGTAGTCGCAGGACACGACGGGGCTGGTACTGACTACTGCTATTGTGGAGAGGGTAAAGGCTATAAGGGAGCACCTTTGAGACCATCCTGTATTTGGGCTGTTGTCTTCAACACTGAGGAAGAGGCATTGAATAAGGTGCGCGAACTCACAGGGTGTCGTAACGGGTATGGCCATGAGATTAAACTTGATGTTATGGTCGCATGGTACTACTTCTCGCTTGTAAGGAGCCAAATGCTCGGTTCTATTGATGTCACAAAGAGAATGTTTCAAGAAATTAACAATAACAAGATATGAATATCCCCACAACAATCCACGTCCTAACGGTCGTTTGTAACGATGCCCACATCTTGTATCAGCAGGTTTATGTAAACCGTGAAGAGGACGCGCAAGCTGACTTTCGCCGTCAGCAAGAGAACTACAAAGATGAGCTGTTAGACGGCTGGACAATATCACTCAAAAGATTCTAAACAGGTAACGGGGAGACTAACCACCTCCCCACAAAACAGATAAGTAACATGGCACAGAACATCTATCAAATGGCAGTCGATTACATGGAAGACGGGCTGCTGGACATTAACGAGAACTATTCAGCAGATGTGGTAGCTAAAGCCGCGCAAGAGCTGGTCGAAGCTCTCTTACCGAAAGAGGGTATCATCTACAAAGAAGCTGAGGTTACGCTGGCAGATCTGCGTATCAAGGCGCATAACGCTCGTAACAACTCCTGGCTGTCTGTCTCGAATGACGAAGCTACAGGCGTATCTCGCTCGCTGGTCTATATGGTAAATCCTCACAGAAAGCGCGTGTCTGTGGACGATATAGCCTACACACTTGACATGATTAACGAAGCATGGTATTCACTCATCAATTAAACAATCAGACACTATGGCAACATTTCACAAAGTTGTGACACGTATCACAGACCGCAGGAACACCATCGTTTATGCTGGAGAGGTTCAAGCCGACAAACGACCAAAGAACACCTGCGAAGAGACCCGAACGGCAGACATCTATGAGGACTACTTCGACACTTACGAGGAAGCTCAGTTGTTTATCAGAACTCAGAAAAAAGACCTATAATCATGGCACAGGTATTAAACCCATTCGCAGTCCGGCTAAATCGAGGCGAAGGTCACAGCAGATACGGAGAGATTCAAGAAGTCACAGGTAAGCCTGTCTATCGCAACGGTGATTACAGCATCTGGAAACGGTGTCCTAAGTGCTATGACACATGCTGGAAGAATATCATTATCACTCAAACCGTGGGCGCACCGCGTGAGCTTGTAGATGCACTTGTAAGCGGTTCCGCGCCTACGGATAAAAAGAGCTACTATCACTATGAGCGTATGAGGGAGGCCATCACAGACGGCTTGCGATACGCGAAAGAGAGAGATTTTGAAGTCAATTATATTTAACCCATCAAACGCAATTCTATCATGGAAAGAAGAAATTCAGTCAATCAGATTAAGTCCCTCGCGTATAGCGCAGGGCGTAACATTAGTATGGACCCCGAACGCTATGGCGAACACATGCTTGACGCGCTCGAACAGGAACTGCAGGTGTTCCTTGCAAAGCTGCCCGAAGAGGTTAGGGAGCATTACGAAGCTGCCTACATCGAGAAGTACAGTCTGTGGCTCTCAGCAATGAGCCGTTGCTTCTCACAGATGATAACGGGTGCCGGAGGTTGGAAGCCTGCCACATTCCGTAGGCATGAAAAGACGAACCAGGCGGAGCATAACGCCCGCGTCCGTCTTGACGAATGGGCAGATAAGGTCGTGAAGCGTTGCAACCGTCAGCATCGTCTCACAGGCTGGGATGAGGTCGAGAGGTTACAGGACAAGGTGGAGAAGCTGACAGCCTTACAGGAAATGATGAAATCCGCGAACAAGGTCATTCGCTCGAAGAAGCTGTCAGAGGTCGAACAGGTGGATGAGCTGGTCGCTCTCGGATTCAAAGAGGAACAGGCCACGGAACTGCTCACGGACGACGGCCGTTCATGGTGGGGTAAGGGCTTTGCTCCTTTCCAGCTCACAAACAACAATGCGAAGATAAAGGACGCACAGGCACGCTTAGACCGCTTGACCGCCATGCTCGGAAACGAGGACACGGAAGAGGAACACAGCTGGGGAACACTGGCCATGTGTTACTCAGAAGAGCGCATCAGGTTCATCTTCTCGGACATCCCGACATCGGAAGTCCGCTCGCTACTGAAAAGCAACGGCTTCAAGTGGTCGCCAAAGAACGGTGCATGGCAGAGACAGCTCACTCCAAACGCCCAATATGTGACAAAACGCATCATTCAGCAGCTTGAAAGCGTCTCAGAATAGTTAAATATGCAAAGATACTTGCAAATGTGGCATATTTGTAGTATCTTTGCAGTAAAATTCAAGGTCTATGACAGCAAAACAACAAAGAAAAGTCATTCATGTGGAACTCAAAGAGCCGTTCAACGGCAAGAGACACTATTATTTCGGCTCAAAAAAAGCCATCTACGAGACTTTGCCGCGCGAAGTGGTCGGTATATCATACGAATCATTCCGTGCGCTTGGAGACATCAAGAATCACCCGTACGAGGGTCGTAAATCTACAATCAGACAAGGCGTATTAAGAACATTAGGAAACAATGACAATGAAAGCGAAAAAGACAATCAGTAAACAGAGGTTATACGGAGCCATTATAGGCGACATCGCCGGATCATGCTATGAGTTTGTTGGAAACAAGAACTACAACTGCGAGCTGTTCCCGAAAGGCTGTGACTTCACGGACGATTCCATCTTGACAGCAGCGACGGCCATGGCCATCTTGCTTGAAACGAGTTTTGCAGAATCATACAAAGAGTGGGGAAGAGCTTTCCCGTTCCCGAAAGGCGGTTACGGAACCTCTTTCGCTCAGTGGTTGCGAACTGAAAGCATGACAGGGTACAACTCCCTCGGAAACGGTGCAGCAATGCGCGTGTCCCCGTGTGCGTATGTGAGCGCAGATAATATACATGAGGTGTTGGATTGTGCCGCCCGTTCCGCTGTCGCCACTCACAGCCATTGGCAGGGCGTGAGAGCTGCCCAGGCTGTCGCTCGCTGTATCTTCCTGCTCAATCATGGTTACGGCACCTGTCCCGAAGATGTCATAGCTGACTTGCGAGCTGAGTTCATGTATGATTTCCCGTCGCTGGAAGCTGACTATGAGACACAGCAAGACCTCTATTCCTATTCAGAGAGAGCCGAAGACACCGTTCCTATGGCTATATGGTGTGCGCTCAGTGCAACGTCTTTTGAGGACGCTATACGTCGCGCAATAGCCCTCGGAGGTGACGCGGACACGCTCGGAGCAATCACCGGCTCGATTGCTGAGTGTATTTTCGAGATACCAGCGGACATGATTAAGGTCGCAAACAAGCTGCTGGATAACAGAATCATTAAGACAATTCAGAACTTTAACGAGCTATATGTGAAATGAAAAGAGAAGATGCTATCGCTCTATGCCGATATTACAAAGGCGAAAGCGAAAACCCACACCAAACAGGCGTGAAAGCCTTACTTTGGGGATGGGAAAGAGATTGGGTAGAGCTTACTCTCGCAGGACAGCGTGACGAGTTTGGCGAAAGCTCTACCTTATTGACCGCCATGATTCAGCACTATGTCAAAGTTGGCCTCGCGGAATTCGAAAACTTAGATGGTGTTCCTGTGGCATTGAAAGCACTGCTTTTAGACCGTTTCGAACATTGGAACGAGAGTAGCGGTTTTGAAGAGTGGTACCGACATGATTATCTGAACAAGAAAGAGGGGCAATGACCCCTCTTCTTTTTGCCTACAGCTGTGGATGCTGAACATATCCTATGACTTCCAAATCCACATAGCATGTCCCGTAATCGGGAGCTTCGACCTTTGTTATTCTGAACTGAGTTCCTGCTTGCAAAATACTCTCGTTCTCATGGTCTCCGAAATGCGAGTGCGGACAAGCGTAGAAGCCTTTTGTTCCCTTTGGGCAATAGATGTTCAAGATTAAGCCGCTAAATCCTGTACCCTTTGCTGAACCGCACGACATAAACGCATAGTCTTGGACTATCTGGCCTACCATACCTCTAAGCATTTCCCTCGTTAGCGGTTTCTTACCAAAGAATCCCTCAACGCCTGACCAGCTTTCAATACCACGTTGCAGCCATCTGTTTGTGTTGAATGTTGACCTGTTACAAAGGTTATATAGGTCTTTAATGTGGGCTTCGCCGCTCTCATAGTTCAAATCCACCTTTCCAACACCTCTGTAGCAGCTATCAGACCATCCACCTTCATAACCTCGAAGTGGTCTATTCATGTGGCCAGAACCTCCCGTATATGCACGCCATGCTTCCTGTTCCTCTGTAGTCGCGCTATTCCAAACGGCTTCTGAATCAGCATCTCAATGCTTGTGTGAAGTTGAAGCCCTCTTACACCATATAGCAGCAGCTTTCGCTTTGTCTGTGTAATCTGCCGCATCGAATGAAACAGACAGGCTCTTTCCTTTATTCCTACGGTCAGCAGCCTTTTTCAACTCTTGCCGCTTTTGCTTCATAGCGAGAACCGTATTCAGAGCATTAGTAAGGTTGTCGCTGGCAATGTCCTGTTTTAGCTGTGCAATGAGATTGAGGTAAGGCTGGCTCTTAGTTTGGAATGTGAGAGCTTCCTGTAATACATCGTTTACATCGACCCATGCCTGTAAATCTGCGATAGCGTTCTGTGCTGCGTCTTTCTGTTTGTTCGTGATAGCATGGTCGAGCTTTGCAATTTGAGCGGCGTACAGGCCATTGGATAGCTTTGCAGAGAGCGTCGCTTGCTGACTCTGAATGTCTCTCCAAACAAGAATATCCTGTACGTTGGTCTGTTGCTTCAAATAGGCATTCTGAGCAACCTCCCACGTCGGATATTGTGCAGCTCCAGCTTTGAACTTTGATGGGTCGGCCACATACGCGATTTCGTAAGACAGCTTGTGTAGCAGATAATCCTCAACGGTTGCATATTTGCTTTTGAGGTATGCGTCTGTAGTGTATGCGTCATTCCATTTCTGCATGTTCGATTCGACCGCATCGTGTACCTTTTGCAGATCTGCGACCTTGAAGCCTTGTGCGAGCCACTGCTTCGGGTTGTCAATGAGCGATTCCATGCCTCTGAGCTGCTTATTGAGAGCTGCAACCTGTTTAGCAACGGCGCGAGCCTGTTCCTCAATCTTCGTAATGTTACCGCTGTTGATGGCTGCAACGAGGTCGGCGGTGTCCACATCGGGATAGCCAGCTGCGACATTGTACACGTTGTTGCCCATCTTTGTGATGAGCGTATTGTGGCGTTTGCGCTCGTTCCACTTTTCGAGAATGGCCTGTTTCTCTTCCTGTGTCTTTTCCTTTTTGGTCTTGACCCATGCAAAGCCTTTGTCAATGTCACCGTCCTTATAGTTGTCACGGATGAAATAGGGGACGCTTGCGGCGTTCTCTATGCGCTCCCTGTTGTCGTCTATCCACTGAGTGAAAGCTGCCGGAGGCTCTGTAATGTATCTGCCAGGCGCGAGAACAGAACGGGGGTCTTTACCCTCTTTCATGGCCTTACGCATGGCTATCATTTCGTCGGGTGTCGCGAGGATAGGCGTAGCTATACAGCGACATTGTGGGTGCCATCCCGTGAACTTGAACGTCTTTGGATAGTCACCTTGCAGAAGCTCGCAGATGTCTTTGTCGTTATCTTCCCTGTGCGCTCTCTGAATGTGAATACCCAGCACGAAGTCGAGCTGCTGCCACCGCTCATAGTCGCTGGCTCTGTATGCCATGTTGGTCTCTGTTCGCGTGAGGCGCATGGCGTTCTTATAGCTGGAGAGGTATTGACCTCTGCCCACATCGTGCTCTTTGAGATAAGCCTTGGCCGCTTTCGACCAGCGCATCTTGCCGTCCTTGCCCTTTACGTGTCGGAAAAGACGCTCCGGCTCTTGCAAGTACTGTCTCACCTTTCGCGAAACTGCAGATGCGCTCTCACCTTGACCCATAGACACGGACAGGGCAAGCTCCATTTCGTCCTTTAGCTGCCCCGTGTAGTTCCAAATGCGCTCTGAGAGACCCAAACGCTCTTTGCCTGTCCTACGCCTAAGAAACGCATCCATCGCTTGCTGGTTGCGCCCGAACCATCGCGCAAAGTGGTTTCCCTCGTTCTTGAAAACAGCGTCACCGAATATGCGCTTGATGATGATGTCATTCGAGAGGTTGGCATATTCCCACTCAGCTCTTATTCCATGCTGGACTTCGTTATAGACAGACGTGTAGAGTAACCTAAGAATCTTGTTCGCTTCCTCTCTGAGCTTCTTCGGGAGTTTGTCGAACTCGAACATTTCATCTTCGCTCACGCCCTGCGATGCTGCGAGCTTCAAAAGCTCAGTCACAGCTTGCGCGTAGAGCTGGCGCACCCTGTCAGCATACCCCTCTGTGCGTCCGAAGATGCCAGAGGTGTATGTGTCGAACATGATGCTCTTAGGTGTACTCTTTGCCATGGCCGTCTATGATTTATTCAGCACCACCGAAAACATCGTCCTTATTCTGAGTGGCACCGAAGATGTCTCTCTGCTTCTGAGCAGCGTCCTCAGCTTCTTTCTTCACCAGCTCTTGCTCACGCAGATGGTCTTTAACCAAAGGATTGAGTGCAATCGCGCTGTCCGTTGACATGATTTCGCCATCCTTTGCCTTTACGATGTTGTTAATGACCTCCGTGATGTCCTCACCGAACGGCTCCTGGAACTCATGGCCAATCTCCAGCTCTTGGCACTGCTGATAGAGTGAGGTGTCAAGAACATTGCCGATGATGGACTTGATGAGCGAGCTTGTGCGCTCCATAAGCTCATCCAGCGTGTCCTTACGCTTCTGAGCCTTGATGTCAGCGAGAAGCATCATCTGTTTAAGAGCCTTGCCGGAGATATTCGAGAGACCCTTCATATTGTCGAAGTCTATGTTCGGCGTAAAGGTCTTTGTGAGGATGTGTTTCTCCAGCCAATCCACCTCTTGCTTCTTGCTTTCGGGTGCGCTGTCCCATGTGAGGTAGTGAGCGACCTCGGAAGCCTTTGTGCCTGGCTTAGCCACCAGCGTCTTGTTCTCATCGTCCTTTTTCGGCATAGACTTGATAACGTCCGCGTCAATAACCAGCTTCGGGTCACTGAAATAGTCGTTTGTGTCGGCAGAGCGCGAGCCTACATATTCCTCTCGCTCGATGAGACGTGTTGCACCTTCCCATTCCTTTTCCTGCTCGAACAGGATAACGGGAATTTTGCCTATCGGGTTTACCTCAGCAACGACCTCCCAGCCCGTGAGCACCTGCTTACAGCGGTAAATCATGTCGGGCGTGAAGATGTCGAAGTGATACGCGCTGGTCGTAGATGTCTCTTTAACATAGTAGCCCCATGCGAACGAAACAAGGTTCTCGTACAAATCCCATCGGGCATAGATTTCGTCACCCTTACTTTTCGCAAGCACTCTGATTTGGCAGTCGGGGTTGCCATCCCTGTCCTTGAACACGCGGAACAGCATGGCAGACTGAGTTTCCTTACCTGCAAGACGCTTGCACTGGCGAATCTTGCTATTGAAGTGTGTCCGCTTGATGAAATTAGTGTAAGCGTCGAAAGCATCGTCCGTTTTCTCGCTCTCCTGTGTCCACTTGATAGGTCTTCCGAAGATGAAAACAAGCGCAATCTCATTGATATATGCTGGATAGCCAATAGGCAGCTTCCAGCGTTTGACAACTCCCTTTCGGTTGCCGTCTTTGTCTTTGAGAATCTTGTCCTCTCGGTACATGATTTTGTGTGTCTCTGTGTCATATTCGGCTATCGCTTCGTTAGCCTGTTCTGCCTTAGAGACAAACATTTCCTTAACACGCCCAATGTCCTTGTGCGCAATTAGTTCGTCGAACTCCTGATTACGTCCCACTACCGCATTGAGGTAGTTGGTGAACATCTGAATGATTCCAGCCATTTCTTTTATCTATTTTGGGTTAAAACATATCGTCCACATATTCGGGTACCTCGTATGTATCTGAGAGGTGATAGTTAAGCGCATATCCCAATATATCCACATATTCATCGTGCGTCTTATTCGGGAATCCGCACACCTCATCTATAAACTCTTCGTTCCAATCACCTTCTACCAGCCAGCATCGTCCGCACTCTATCTTTGGAGATACGGCGTGAAGTCTCACGGCCTTACTGTCTGTCGGTGTCGGTGTCTCTGTGACGTTGAGCGTCGTTTCTCTCTCCAGCACCTGCACGATGCTCTTTCCGTTGGCTTTCGGCTCTATCCTCAGAGAGCTTTCGCCTGTATAGTCGTTCGCATACAGGAACTCCGGCAAGAACGCAATGAGGTCGGGAAAGTCTTTCCACACTTTTTTCGCGTTGGTGACATAGACATTGTTCCCAATCCTACAGGTTGCAATGATGCCGCTTGGGTCATTATCCGACTTCGCCTGTTGCTCATCGTATGCGCTATCGAGAAAGAAGTGCATAGGCTCATGGAATCGTAAGGCTTTGAACTCAGCTTGTGAGATACGCTTGAACCATGCTTCTTTGATGATATTACCTCCGGCTGCTACAGGTGATTGTCCGTATTGTCCTGCATAACCGCGTGAGCCGAGGTCGGTCTTTGCTTCATCCAGCACGGCGCGTGAAAGTCTCACGGGGTCGAGCAGCCCATCCACATAACGCGCTCGCAGATCTGACGGCTTCACATCGTCGCAGTCCTCGGCTGGAAGACATATATGCCTTATGTTCTCGCCTTTCTTTTTCAGCAGATAACCCGTCACATCGTCCTCATGTAGCCTCTGCATGATGGTAACGACGGGCGTATTGGCCTTATCCACCTTACGGCTTGATAGCGTCTTTGTGTGCTCATTCGCCTGTATTCGCATCTGGTCGCTCTCGGCCTGTTTCGGATTCTGAGGGTCGTCATTGATGATAACGTGAGCATGGAAGCCCGTAATTGTCGCTCCCGTTGATGTCGCGTATCTGAAACCTGTCTCAGTATTCTCGTAGTTCTGCTTTCCCGATTTGTCGCGGCGTATCTGAATGTTCGGGAAGAGCCTTTGAAATTTGTCGCTCAGAATGATATCCTTTGACTTCGTGGCGTGTTCCAAACTCAGACCGCCCGAATATGAGTTTGTGATAATGCGGATTGTGGGGTCGAGCGTCCATAACCACACAGGCCACATGATTGTTACAATGGTCGATTTCGTTGTGCCAGGTGGAATGTTAATAATGAGGTCATACGGCTTAGGCTGTCTGTGTACAATACAATCAGACAGCCTTTCCAGCTCTTCGCACAGGTATGGTATATGCCAGTTGAACACGGGTCTTTCCTTGATTATAACGTCCCAAAATGTCTGAACGAAATAGAAGAAGTGTTTCCTGCATTCATCGGCTACCACACGCAGAGCAAGCTCCGTATAGTCGATGCCCGCCATTTACTCTTCCTTCCTGTTCAAGATGTCGGTACCGATGCTCAGTAGAGCCTCCCTCTGTTCGGGTGTCAGCTTGGACAGGTCAACTTCATCTTGCTTGATAAGGTCTTTCCCGTCCTTGCCAACAAGCTCGCGACGCTCCACGTAGCCCCTGTCCTTCATCTGCGTCTTAGCATAAAAGATGAGCATTGACGTGTCACCGTCTTTCATCTTCTTTAGGATGAGAGCTTCGGCAGCGTCCTTCTGAAGCTCCTTGATTTCGTCCGCTTTCTCTGCAAACTCAGCATCTTCCTTGCGCCAATTGTAGTAGGTCACACGCGATATGTTCGCTTTTCTGCAAGCCGTGGCGACCATACCACCAGCAGCTTCCAATAATTTAAGGAATTCCTCTTTGCTCAGAGCTTTCTTCTCTGCTATTATCTCGCCTGTCACAGCGGCACCTTTTTTTGAAGCTTCTATGTTCATATCGTTATAGTTTTGGGTTTTCTCTTCTGTCTCTGTCCGCAAGGTCACGCATCATGTCGAGAGACACAGCGCGGTATGTGCGCTTCTTCGGGTCTCCGGCTATGAGTATTTCATAAATACGCTTCACCGTCTTGTCTGAGTGCGCTGGCAGTAGTTTTGAATAGAGACGCTTTGCCACGTCATAGCCAGGATAGTCCTGCGGATTCTTGGACGCTTCGGCCATGGCCGTCCTCAGTCGTTCCCTCTCATCGTGTGCCTTTCCGAAAGTATTATCCTGTTTGCTTGAACGGAACATTTCGGTGTCCCAATACAGCATAACGAGGTCAGCGTTCGGCTCACGGCGGATGATACGCTCATACAGGTCGGGGTAGAACTCCAGCACCTTCGGCAATGTCTTGATGGTGTCAATGCTGAAAAACTGAGATATTCTCAGCTTGTTAAGCGGAACGCCAACCTTGTAGAGATACAGGTATGTCACGGGTATATTCAATCCTCGCGTCTTGATGTAGAGCCAAACGTCATTGTCTTTCCAATCGTATAGCGGATAGACGAACTTGTTTGCGCTCTTCATGGACGCAATAACACCTCTTCGCTGCACGCTCTCTGCCATCCTGATGCCAACTAAGGTGGGTATCTTGTTCCACACCTTTTTGCCGAACTCTTGATAGCTCATGCCATGCTTGAACTGAGCATGGTTGCTGATGGCGA